ATTTCTTCCAGCATCTCTTCTAAAGTGAGGCCAAAAAAGTTTTCAAACTCATTCATTATCGTGGTCTGCAAATATCATACAATGTATTAGCAAAAGTAGATTGACAAGCCAACACTGGTTGTTTTAACATTGCTAAAATTAATTCCTCGTAGTTCTCGTTAATAAACTCTTCTACATCCTGTGTAAAGTAAATAGGATTTTCTGCCTGCTCCATACTTGTAGGGTCTAACTCTATTTTAACTTGACCTCTTGAAATATCGTAGTTTTCTAATACCCAAAAGCGTAGGTCTGCCTGTTTGAATCTATGGTGGTAAATAATAAAACCATCGGTGTATTCGGTGTAATAAGTGTTTTGGAAATCAACTTCTACAATGTTAATCTCTTCGATAATTGGATTTTTTAACTTTTTCATTTTTTTCGAGTAATGGTTAAACAATTTTTGGTTAATTCTTTGCAAGAGTAAATCTTGCCGTTATAAGTTTTGTAATACGATAGTAAGGACCTAATCCGGTTGCCTTCTCGTTTGTCTACTTGCATAGTCTCCCCTATGCCCAGCGACTTAATTTGTAGTGCTTGTTCTTTCTGGTAAATCATCTAATAATTGTAAGGCTCGTTTAAAAACTTGGATTCTTGCGTACACTTGTCTTGACTTGTAAGGGTCTTTCTGTACACTTGGTAGCTGATTTGTTAGCTTGTTGATTGCATCTTTTAAGCCTTGCTCAAATGATGGTTCTTGTGGATAGTTGAACATAGTTTTAATGCAGTGTAGGATGCTGCACCCCTTTTGGTTTGTTAAAGTTTTATTTCGTGATTATCCCAATGGTTTATATTTTCATTGTAAGAATTGGGATTTTCTAATTTTTCAATCTCTTTGGTTATAATAAAAGCAGATTTATTTCTTTGCTCCATTTGGAAAAAAGAAGATGGCATTTCTAAATAAATAGAATCTAATTGATTTTTTAAATCTTTGATTTTACTAATTTTTTCTTGATTGGTCATAATTTTGGTATCGTGGGTTTTAAACGATAAGCGAATATCTTAATTAAGAATTACATCCTAAAGCATTATTTTACTAAAGTGCCTTTGCAAATCGTAACTTGCTGATAATCAAAGAAATTATTTTTAAAGTTTTTTTAGGATAAGGTAAACAACTACTCCAATACCCAATAAATAGAGTAAAGTGTTATTTCCTTTTGGCTTCTCTTCTTGAATAGTGGTTTTATCCACTTTAATAGCCTTGTTTTCTTTCTTATCGATTTTAAGGCTCTGTAAGCGCTTACGCTCTTTGATGTGCCTCTTTATATGGATTGCCTTTAGTTTATACTTGTAGTCGCCTCTAATAGCTTCTAAAGGTGTAACTTGATGGTTTATTAATGTGTCAAAAACATAAGCTATTTCTTCGGTTGTTTCAATATCGCTTGAATCAGTAGCTAATTCAACTTTTTGGACCGTAGTTATAACGGAATCTACTTTTGTAGTTTCTACCAGCTTTTTAGACTTGCAAGAAGATAGTAGTAAAATTACTACCATTACAAATATTATCCTTTTGGCGACCATAACTTAATTAGTTTCTTTTGTCTTTCTAAACGGCAGTCTGCCTTGCATTTTGAGCAATACACTTTTGTACCCGAAGAGATATAATCAGTCTTGCAGCACTCGGAAATAGTCAAAGGGTTTACCTGCTCTATTTCGGTTATAACTTCTATATTTAAGTCTTCTTTTATTTCTTTTGATTTCTTTGCCATAATTTAAAGATATATTATTATCCTTTCGCAAATTTAACCAAAATAAAGTAATATTCCTACTTACCGCCTTCATACTCAATCTCCCTATTTAAACACTCAATAGCTTTTTTTAGGTCCTGGACCAATAAATCCTTTTTTCCTGCTCTTAAAATATACTTTATAGCGTTACCTTTCATAAACGAAAGATTATAGGCGTTGGCTATATCAATTACATCCACAGGAACTCCTTTAATTTCAACTTTGTAGTATTTAGGCTTTGTAACTATATCAGCTATTTTACTCCCAGTTAATTCGATAGGTTTAAATTGATATTTAACATTACAATTAGTGCAAATCTCCGAGCATTCGCAATTCTCTAAATGGTTAATTTCTTCGATAGTTTTCATTTTGTTTTTCTTTTAGTTTTTCTTTATTTGTTTCGGTTATTAATTCTCTTCGTACTATTTCTATTTGGTTGTATAATTCTTTTAATTTCTCAACTAACATCTCCCTCTTTGTCTTCATCATAATCTAAAAAGTCTAATCGTGTTTCAATCATTTTAATTAACCTTGCTTGTGTCAAGGTTTTGTAACTTGGGAATAAAAGTAAACTTTTTTCCTCTAATTCAAAAAGAAAATAAACAAAGAATTTAAGTTCCTCTAAAATCTCGCCATCAGTTACATCAAATATTTCTTCTTCTTTATTCTCCATATAAAACACCGTTATAAACACATTTATAATCAATTATTGCGTGTGGTTGTGCAAAGAATAAAACTTTATCGCCATCAATCTTAAAAGTTACTTCCAGGAAGCCTTGACACCAATCTGCTATCTTACCGGTAGGTAGATATTCTACTGCTTCCATTAACCTGGTGCATCCAACCTCAAACCAAGCGTTAATATTATGCCTATTACGAATGTATCGCATTCCTAATCTGTGTGAGTGTCCTGTACATCCCGAACCCCAATACTCAATAATATTTTTCTCACTTGCATTCTTAGTTAAAGATAAGCCGTGAGTAATATCAAATATATCAAAGTAATTAAAGACATCCGTAGGGTCGTAAACCATATCGTTTTCTGCCAGGTGCAGCATCTCTTCAAACTTTGTTGATTCAAAGTGTTTATAAAGTATGGCTAACCTTGCTAATTGTCCTTTGGATAATAAAAAAGGCTTTGTAACTCTTTCGTCGTGGTTGCCAGTTCTTATTGTAATTTTTGCATCCGTTGAAAGTCTTAAAGGCTTTAAAATCTGTTCTTCAGTGTATCTAAACTCTTCAACTTCATTATATCCTTTTAAGATACCATCCATATAAAGTTTATTCGTATGTTTAGAAACAAAAGGTAAATCTACTATATCCCCGTTGATACAAACTTCATCAAATTTATTGTGTTGTAGAATGTTATTAATTACCCTTAAACATTTAAGGTCAGCTAACCAACCGTGAGGGTCAGAGAATACAAATAGCTTATAAGTTCTTTTATCCGTTAGCTTTTTTAACTGATATTGGTTGTATTCAGTCTCGGTTAGTCTTGGTCTGTGCATAGTTTTTTTTCTCGAAATTACTAATTATTTTAGCAAATGCAATTATCTTTTATTCAAAGGCTTATGATTTATGGTTGTCATATAACCACCCAAAGCAATTAATGCCGATAGGAATAGCTTAATACAAGTATTTAAAGACCAAATAAAATTATCCCAGTCAATAGTTACCCAAGCATTCGCAATAGCTACAATCGCTCCAAATACCGTAGAAAGTGTATTATTTAATTTTCGCATACAAGTTAAACTCCCTTAATCTTCTTCTCATTAATCCTTTACTAACCACTCCACCTACTTTAATCCACATCAAGAAGCCTATTCTTATTTTTTCAATCGTTTGACCACCGTTAATAAACTTTACTAAAGATGACTTTGCAAATGCTCCACATCCAATGTTGTAACAAAGGCAGAATAAAGCATCAAATTCGTTCTGTTTAAGCGGTCTAATGACATATCTCTTGATACAAGCAGCGTAAGTGTCGGAAGTGTCTAAGAATAGCTTATAAGCCTCCTCTTGCGTTATTTTATCACCTTTTTTTACAGGTTGTCCATTATCGTATTTAGTCGAACCTATCCCAATAGTCCAAACCAAAGCCGAACACTGATAAGCATCTAACTTTAAGCCTTCAAACTCAACTAATAACTTTAAACCATCTTCGCTTATTTGTGCCATAAGTAGTCTTTAATAAAAGTTATACCTGTTATCGTTAATATAAAAGCACCAATTCTTACTGCCCAGTTTATACCTGTGTTATAATCCCGGACCTCTTGAACACTTTTTTCAGTATCTTCTAAAGTTTCTTCGATTAATTCTAATCTTTGAAGGATTCCGTTTCTGTTTAGCTTTGATCCGGTGATAGCCTGGCTAATCATTTCTACATTAATAGATAATGCTTTTAACTGATCGTTTATTTCTTTAAGTTCGTTCATTATGAAGGGGGTATTACTTCTGTTTGCGAATTACTTGTACTACTTCCAGGTTGACCAAATAAAGTCGATTGACTAAATTGATAAGGTGCAAGCCCAAGTGTAAAGTATTCAATATTGTTAGTTAAATCTTCTTCAAGTTTAGCATTTGTTTTATTGTTAAAATAGTCAAAAGTAGCTTCACTCATAAAGAAATTACTACTAATATTTATAATTTGATTTAAGTTACCTAATAAGCAATTAAATGATTCAAATGTTCCGCCGTCAGCTATAACATCAGCACCAAATTGATTAGCTATATTATTAGTTATTGTTCTATTAAATACACCGTTAATTTCAGTATAAACAGGGAATGCAAAAGGAGTATATCCTTGTACAGGAGTTTGCTCAGCATAAACATTACCATTATAGGTTCTTCCTGGTGATCTATAAAAAGAAAGTACAGAAGATGCGGTTAAACTATTTAAGTAGTTATAATTAGGAGTTTCTCCTTCAATAACTTCCATAAAAGGCTTTCTCCATTTATTAGAAGTTTGAATATAATTTACAAAATCGTAAGTTTCTTTAGTAAAAATAACATCCTCGTAATAAACTGCCGATAATCCATTTGAATCACCGGTATGAAACATCGATTCTACTACCTTTATGTTTTTTTGATAACCTGGCTTTGGTGAGTTTAAATCTGTATTCTGAACTGCTTTATAACCTAATTTCTCTAAAGCTAAATTTCTTGTTGGAATAATATTAAGCTGAATGTTATCTACATTTAAATGGCTTGGACTTAATAAAGACTTTAACCTCATCGGTCTAATTCTTAATTGTAATTCGTCTAATTCCCAAAACCAATTTGTAGAAGAATGCGTATTACCTCCACTTGACTGAGTGTATTTAGATAATACTTGAAATCTCTTCCACATATTATTATCAGCGTAAACTTCTATTCTTGTAGGATTAGATCCTAATGTATCGGCAGCAGTTTGTGCAGCCCATAATCCACTTGAATCAAAAGAAGCATAATCAGCAATTGGGTAAATAGCAGAAGATTCTAATCTTTTAGATAAAAAAGTTACATTAAATCCATCACCTGGTTCAGGAGCGGTAATTCTAAATTCAAAGTTTAAATTAAAAGCGTAACTATCTCCTAAGTGAGTATAAGTATTTAAGACTGGATCAAAACATCCTAAAAATCTTTTCATATCAATACTTAATCCTAAATAATTACTTCCATCAATAGGATCTAATTTATCTTCCTTTTCAACGGTTTCCATCCAATATGGATCATAAGGATGTGATGTGCCTTTTTCGCCATTATAAGTACCTACATTCTCAGTCCAAAATAAAGGTTTATTAGGGAATACACTTGTATCTTCTTGAAAGAATCCGTAATTTATAGTTAAGTTTTTAACTTTATTAGGATACATTAATTGAACCTCGTCTAATCTTGGTCTTAATGTTACTACTTGATTAGCATCACTAAATATTGTTTGAGTATTCTGTTTTATAACAGTTTTGATATTATAATTACCATCTGTTATTTCAGATCCATCAATATAACTATACTTTCTATAAGGTACTAAGTTATTTTGAGTAGTTGCTAATTCATTAATTGCTAAAATAGTCCAAGTATTATCTCTATTATCTAAATAAAGAATACATCCTAAAGAAGTTAATAAATTACCTATTATTTTTTGTAGGTCATAAGGGCTATTATTTTTCCAATCAATAGCAGCATATTCATTAATAAACATACTAACCTCATTCTTAGCAAGGTTATTTTCAGTAAAGTTAAAAGCAAATTTATAATCAATCTCTAAACCTACTAAGTTTAAACATCTTATAATAAAATCTTTAATTGAAATGCCTTCGTAAAAATCTTGGCTTTGGAACATCGAGAACTCTTCGTACTCAGAATATTTATATTCTTTTAAAACACCTAAAAAATCAGTAGCAGTTAATCTAAGAAAATATTGATCCTGCCAATCATATTGAATATCCGAATTTAAAATATACCCACTCCAAAGTTCAGCAGAACCTTGTAGAATTGTTTCATATAAATTAGGATAATAAACTAAAGCATCACCTATTACTTCAATACCGCAATTGTAAACTGCTTCAGCTTTTGTTACTGAAAAATCATATTGTATCCAAGTATTAGTTACATTTATAACATATTCACTATCACCTACAAATATTGTAGCAACAGGATTTCCTTCGTTAGCTTTTAACCAAACAGAATAAGTATAAGAAGTATTTTCAGATAAAGATATAGCTTGGTAAGCAGTTGCATCTTTAATTCTTGTAGAAGGATCATTTAAAGGACCTGTTGTATAGTCGGGTGTAATAACACCACCTGAAAGAAAAGTTTCAGTCCATCCTGAAGTAAAATCAGGGTTTGTAAATAATTCAATTGGCTTAATTAATTCTAAAACAACTTTCCAAGTAGTATTATCTGTATTATCAAAAAATACTTCCGGTTGTATTGGTGAGTTTTCATCAAAAAAGATGTTTATTTCAGCAGCAGAAGTTCTAAAAGGCTCAAATACATAATCCGATTTAGACCTATAAGTTAAAGAAAAAGGTAAATTTGAAGGGACTAAAGAAATTGCATCGTATTCTACTGCAACACTTTCTTTTTTGTAAAACTTTAAACGGTAATAAAAATCACTTGCATCAGCGTTCTTTAATCCTACCCACTCTAATTTGTATTTATAATTATAAACCATTATACAAGCCTGTTTAATCTTCCGTTATAATTCTGTAAAACTCCATATAATTTATCTCCTTGTATTTCAAAAGAAACATTTCCTTGTCCTGTTGATTCGGAAGGCATTGCTATCATACTACCTTTACCACCGCCACCTAAAGCAAATGGATTAAAACCTAATCCACCAATATTTTTAGCAATTTCTCCAATAGAACCTAAAGAAGAACCTCCAGCACTTAATCCACCTGTTAAAACAAATAGTATTGCCGCTGCTGCAACTGCCGCTGCTATTTTAATCATTAATTTTTTAATTGCATCAAATATAGCTTGAAAAGCATTTTGTCCACCATCAATCATTGTAGTAAACATTTGTTCAAATGCACCTGATAAAGTACCTGCTAAAACTGCTTGTGCTGCTAATATATTATTTTGATATTCAAGTTGTGCGTTTAATTCTTCTTGAGTTGGAATATAAATAGCCTGGTATTTACCAAAATATTCTTCTGTTGCTTGAAACCTTTTATCTTCTTGAGCAGTAAGTGTATTAAGTTCACTTGTATAAGAATTTACTAATTCAACAGGATATAAATCACTTATGTCATAATCAACCGCAGCTTGTGCAGCCATATCAGGTTTAAATGCTATTCTTTTAGCTAAAGCCGTTTTAGGTGCTTGTATTGCTGCTGCCGCTGCTGCTCTTGCTGCCGCTGCTTTTGCTTCTTCTTTTGTTAAAGCTATAACTGCATCTTTTGCATTTAAAATAGCTTTTTCGTAAACTTTAAAATAAGGAGATGTTTGATCTAAACCATTTTTTATTTCACTAAACTTATTAATTAGATTTTGTAATCCTTCTCTAGATTTAGTACCACTAATAGCATTATTTAAATCATCATAAGCCTTACCTATTTTTGCTACATCAATACTATCTAAAGTACCACCTAATTTTTTAAAACCTTCAACTATTAAATTTAAATCGGATAGTTTACCCATCCAACCAAATAATGGTTGTTCAGCACCTTTACCAATACCTAATTCATCAACTACATTTTTACCGTGCATTAAAGCATTTACTTTTGAAAGCATATCTCCCAAAAGTGTTACAGTAGTTTTTAAAGGACCAGTATTTGCATCCCCAAGATTTTTCATAAAGGTTGTCCAAGCATCTCCTAAATTGGAAATCTTGCCTTGTAATGTTTGAGATATAGCTGCTGCTGCACCCGATACACCTTCAATGTCTCCTAATCCTAATAAATATTGTTGTATTGATGATGAAGTATTTTTAACCGTAGTTGCTACTTCTCTAAAACTAAATGTAACTTTATCTCCAGCTACTTTAGCCTTTACTCCAAATTCTTTTAAACGCTCAAATTCGCCTGTCTGCGCATCTAAAATAGCTTCAGCTAACTGCCCAAAGGATTTACCTGTTGAACTCGCTAAATCGCCTAATTTACGCATTTCATCGTAAGAAGGTTTAAAGCCTTGATTTGCTAACTTAACAAAAGCACCGGTTAATTCTTCAACTGAAAACGGAGTTTCGGCAGCAAACTTGGTAATCATATTCATTGCCAGTTGTGCCTGTGATGCGCTGCCTAAGGTATTAGTTAATACCGCAGCCATAGTTTCAAATTTGGCAGTTGTTTCTACAACAGATTTACCAAAATTAATAAGAGAACCTACTGCAAATGCCCCTGCAAGAACACTTCCAAGCTGATTAGCAGAAGTACCAATAGAATTGAAATCTTTATCAATGTTTTTGGTAGTCTTATTAGCATTGGTGCTAAATTTATTTATCTCTTTAGATGCGTTATCTAACCCCTGCTTAAGACCTTGTATTTGTGCTGATAACTCAACTATTAATTTCTCGTTTGCCATCTTTTAACTTCTTTAAGATTTCTTGTTTTTCTTCATTTGATGTTAACTTTTTTGGCACTCTATTTATTATAGCAAACTTATCAGTCCATAGTGGCATTATTTCTTTAGGCTTTTTCATTTGGCTCTTTTTAGATACATTAACATTGTTAATATAACATAAAGTTGCTCTTGTGTGTTCCCACTCATTAGCCTGTTTTTTAAAGAAATTAAATAGTAACCTTTGATAATTCCCCCAAGTCATATCTTCAAATTGATCGGGCATTAAACCAACCTCGCCAATAGCGAAGTCGATTATATCATCCCAAGTTACTTTTTTTTTACACCTTCTTCACCACTTGACATTGCCTTAAATCCGTTTTGGATGTACTCGCTACTTTGTAACGATTTTGTCCAAGCATCAATAACTATTTGAATATTTGATAAATCCATATCATCAATCCAATTAGTAACATCATCTAAAGTAACATCAAATGTTCTTTTACTTATTTTATAATAGTTCTTTAAACCGCAGTAAGTAACATCTCTAACGAAATCAATCATTTGATAGTCAATATCCAACTTTTTAGTTTCTCCAGCATCAGTTGCCGTAAGAACATTATAACTCATTAAAGCGTAGTTACCGAACTTTAAAGTCCTAACTTCGCCACCCATTGTAATTTCAATAAGTCCGTTCATAGTTTGTTTGTTTTAATTTATGCTATTGTTGCAAATGTAGGTGCGCCTGTTCCTGCAAACTCAATAGAGTAAGTAGTTACATCTTCCATTGGTGCTGAAACTTCGCAAGAAGTAATGTAAGCACTTTGAGAAACCGACTTATCGCCTGTAACCAAGTCAGTCCAAATGATAGCAACTAATGCTCTTGAATTGTATGCAGTAAAAATATCTGCTAAATCTTTATTCGCTGAAACAAAGTCTGCAAGACCTTCTGCTGAATAAGTAATGTCTCTTAAACCTGGCATAATTTCTTTCCATCCACCACTTTCTTTAGAAGTAGTTTCGAAAACATCCTGATTCATAGACATAGTAACATTGGTTAATTCTGCTAATTGCGTTCCATCCATTTTTAAGATTTGCGCTGTGCCGTTGTAAACTGCCATATTATTTTATTTTAAAAGTTAATTAATCTGTTATTGTGTAAGTTCCGGTAAATGATACGGTATAAGATACCACATCTTCCATTGGAGCGTTTACTTCTATACTATCTACATATGTTAATCCTACAAAATAACCTTGTGGTATTACAGGATTAGATATTAATATGTTAATAGGTGTTCTTGCATCGTAAGCAGCAAATAAAGTTGTTATTCCTAAATCCGTTGCACCTTCATCAAAGTTTACTAAAGCATCAGCCGTAAAAGCAAAATCTCTTAGTCCAGGTAAATTTACTTGGTATCCGCCTGATTGCTTACAAGTAGCATCTATCATAGCATCGTTTAATGTTATAGTTAAATTAGTTTGACACATCAAAGGGAAATTTGAATCTGCATCGTAAAGTAAAATATCCGAACCGTTTAATACGCTCATATTCCTTGTTGTATTTTAAATGTAAACCTAATTAATCTTCTTGTTAAAACACCTGTTGAAACTTGTTGATCTATACTATTTGTGCTTTCTAATAATGTTCGTATAATGTACCAATCAGGGCTTAAATCTAAGTATCCATCTTGTCTTGTTCTTATTAGTTCTGTTATTTGGTTAGATATGTTATCACAAATCAATTTACCACCAAAACTATTGTCAAACTTCATACAAACCTCAATTAAAAGGCTTAATTCTTGTCCGTAACTTTGTTTACTTCCTTCTAATAACTCCGTAGCGTTAAAAGTTGATAGTAAAACATAAGGTTGTGCAGCGTTAGCAGGAACTCCTGCTGAATCATACACCGGTATTGCTTGACTATTATATTCTAAAACTCCGAATAAACGATCATATACCTTTGTCCTTATTAATTGACCGACATCTTTCATTCCACAAATTTACGATTTATTTACTAATATTCTTAGCAATTTTTCTCATATCACTTAAAAATACTTTTCTATACTTTAAATAAGCTGGAATAAGAAATGGTTGCGCTTTCATAGTACCTTTACCATTCACATAAAACTGCATTGCAAAATCACTAAAGCCTTGCGGAATAACTACACCACTACCAGTTCCAAATTCTACATAAGGAGCATATGGAGCAGCCTGTCCACCAAAAGCAACTACACCGGTTAATTGATTATCTAAATAACTTGTATTGCCTGAGCCTCTTAAATAGCCATCTAAAACAGGAACATT